GACGACGAGATCCTTGTGCATTTCGGTGTCAAGGGTATGCATAAGGGTGTTCGAAGAGTTAAGGGCGATCTAGTCGCTAATCCTCGGGTCGTTCGCAGCAAGCAGTTGGCGCAGCCTAATAAGCCTGTCACAGGTGTCGCCGCGGTTATGGCGTCGGCTCGACGTGCGGGTAACAAGCGAATGGAGGCTCAGAACGCTGTTCTGGAAGCCCCTAAGAAGATCGTACGGGGCGAGCTGAAGAGTTCGAACCGTCGAGTGGGTAAGGTAACTCCTCGAGCTTAGAGAAGGAACTAGCGATGTCTGCTCACTTCACCGATGAGTTCCTCATCCATTACGGCGTGCCTGGTATGAAGAAGGGGCTGAAGATGTCCCCAGAAGAGAAGGCGGCCCGAGAGCGTCTTCGCTACGAGAGACAAGTCGCGGCGGCCAATCGCCGGGCAGCTGCTCAACAGCGAAAAGCTAATAATGCCGCGATTCGCGCTCAGAAGAGAGCAGCTGCGCAACAGCGAAAAGCCGCCAACGCTGCTATTCGGGCTCAGAAGAAAGCTGCACGAGAGAGTAAGAAAGCGGCAGCAGCCGAGGCTAAGAAGAAACTCGAAGCTAAGCGCACGGCCGAGGCGACTCTACTTCGTTCGCATCGCATGAGCAAGTATCAAGCCGCCGTCGCACGAGCCAATGGGAAGACATTCCGTCCAGGGATGATGCGAACACTCCCGATCGATCGGAGTAAGCTCAACCAACAGTTCGGTTCAGTCGCCGAGATGCGTAAGAACGCCGCCCGTCGGCGATAGTCAAAATGGAGGATGGTGATGCTCAGCAACACCGCGACGCCTAAGTACTACGGCGCTTTCAGAGCCAAGGTACTGGCGGGCGAGATTCCGGTGTGTCGGGAGATCGCTATGGAGATGAATCGGATCGACGAACTCATCGCAGACCCTAACATCTATTACGATGATCGGGCTGTTGAAGGATTCGTTCGATTCGCTGAGGCCGAGATGACTCTCACCGACGGTGAGGAGCTCAAACTTCTCGACTCCTTCTTGCTTTGGGCTGAGCAGATCTTCGGTTGGTGGTACTATAAACAGCGGTCTGTCTATGTGCCGAAAGAGGGAGGGCACGGAGGACACTTCGAGATGCGTAAGGTCAAACTTCGCCTTACCAACAAGCAGTACCTCATCGTCGGACGAGGCGCAGCCAAATCCCTCTACGAGACCCTGCTCCAGGCCTACTTTCTGGTGATCGACACAAGCACCACACATCAAATCACAACGGCGCCTACTATGAAACAGGCCGAAGAGGTGATGAGTGCTTTTCGAACCGCCATCGTCCGAGAGCGTGGTCCACTGTTCAAGTTCTTAGCGATGGGTAGCCCGAACAGCACCTCCAACAAAGCACTCCGGCCTAAACTGTTCCCCTCTAAGAAGGGTATCGAGAACAACCTGACGGGTAGCCTCCTCGAGGTCCGTCCGATGACCATCGACAAACTTCAGGGTCTCAGAACCAAGATGAACACGGTCGACGAGTGGTTGTCGGGGGACATTCGGGAAGATGTTGTTGGGGCGATTGAGCAGGGCGCATCGAAGATCCAGGATTACTTGATTCTGGCGGTGTCTTCGGAAGGAACTGTTCGAAACTCCGCGGGCGACTCCATGAAGCTCGAGCTCCTTAGTATTCTAAAGGGTGAGTTTAAAGATCCACATACATCAATCTGGTATTATCGTCTCGACGATATATCCGAGGTTGCTAACCCGGAGATGTGGATCAAAGCTCAACCGAATCTCGGGATCACCGTTTCTTATGAGACATATCAGCGCGATGTTGAAAGGGCTGAACACGTTCCTTCAGCTCGCAATGATATCCTTGCTAAGCGGTTCGGGATCCCCATGGAGGGGTATACATACTTCTTCACATACGAGGAGACACTACCACATCGCAAGCGCGATTTCTGGGGGATGCCTTGCGCACTCGGGGCGGATCTATCTCAAGGTGACGACTTCTGCGCTTTCACTTTCATGTTCCCGCTACCTCGAGGAGAGTTTGGGATCAAAACTCGCTGTTACATCTCGAGTCTCACTCTCGCTAAACTCCCCTCTGCGTTGCGGCTTAAGTATGACGAGTTCATCGAGGAAGGTTCACTCCAGGTCTTGGAGTGTTCTATCCTTGACATGATGGAGGTTTACGATGATCTGGATCGTTTCATCGATGATTGTCGTTACGATATTCGCTCGTTCGGGTTCGACCCGTACAATGCGCGCGAATTCGTAGCACGCTGGGAGCAGGAGAACGGACCTTATGGTCTTGAAAAAGTCATTCAGGGCGTTAAAACCGAATCGGTTCCTCTCGGGGAATTGAAGAAGTTGTCTGAGGAACGAGCACTGTTGTTCGACGAGTCGTTGATGCAATTCACAATGGGTAACTGCATCACTCTCGAAGATACTAATGGTAACCGAAAACTTCTGAAGAAGCGCCGTGAAGAGAAGATCGACTCCGTTGCCGCAATGATGGATGCTTTCGTCTCCTACAAGCTAAATAAGGAGGCATTCGAATGAGTGATTACCTTTCGCACCACGGTGTTAAAGGTATGAAGTGGGGTGTTCGAAAAGACAAAGACAAGGCTCACCGACAGAGCGCGATATCCGGTTACACCGAGGTTGCCCAAAAAATTAGAACAAGTGAGAAAACTGTCGATACGAAAAGTTCTAAAGGTGTAAACGTAAAAGCCGGAAGCACTCTCTATCGAACACATCGAGCTAAACAAGGCAAAAAGCTCGGGGACTATTCCTATTTTAGTACAAACGGCGCAGACGCTGCTCAGTATCGTGGGATCATGCCTTCGATGCGGGAGGGTGTTGGGCGTAAAAAGTATAACAAGAAATGGATCGAGTCTACATATAAAACCACTAAAGATTTAAAGGCTCCTTCTGCGAAAGAGTCATACGAGATCTTTAACAAGGTCATGAACGAACCTGTCATGCATATTGGTCGAAAACACCAAGCAATCCTTGGACGGGAGTACATAAACTCGATGTACTATCCGCAAGTTTTCACCGACAATACGTATCACAAATTCTTGGCCGTCCAGTTCATGAAGAATCATTTCAACGATGCATTCCTCAAAGAGGTAAAGAGTCGTGGTTACAATGCGCTTCAAGACTTCAATGACGCCGGGGGTGTGAGTAAATCTCCAATCATCTCGTTGGATCCTGACGGTTCTGTTCGCGAAGTCGGTCGCAGGGCGCTTTCCGCGTGGGACATCAATGAGTCTCAGAAGAACCTTAAAGCATTCCGGTAACCTAGGGAGGGCTGAACGAATTGGCTGAAACTTTTGGCGCCAGGTTAGCCCACGCCTGGAATGCTTTCACAGGTCGGGGCGATCCAAAAGAGTATTGGAATTCAGGACCGGTCACGACACTACGTCCTTCGTCCGTTACTCGACGATTGATCCCGAACGATAAGTCGCTTGTCAAGACTATCTATAACCAGATAGCTATCGATGTGGCGGCTGTTAACTTCCGCCACGTCCGTGTGGATCAAAATGGTAGATTCCGCGCAGAGATACCTTCGGATCTGAATGACTGCTTGACAGTTGCTCCCAACCTTGATCAGACGATCAGACCTTTTATTCAGAGTCTCGTACTGAGTCTGTTCGATGAGGGTGCAGTTGCGCTTGTTCCAGTCGATACAACCCTCGATCCGAAAGTGACCGAGTCATACGACATTCGTTCGCTACGGGTTGGGCGGATCGTTGACTGGCGACCACGTCACGTGACCGTCGAAGTTTATAACGACGCTGACGGACAGAAACACGAGATCCTCATGCCCAAGAAGGCTGTTGCGATCATCGAGAATCCCATGGCCGACGTGATGAATGGACCGAACTCTACCATCTCGCGCCTTCAGCGGAAATTGTCGATTCTCGACTCCATCGACGAGGCCGCAGGTAAGGGGAAGCTCGATCTGATCATCCAGCTTCCATACGTCATCAAGTCGGAGGCTCGCCAGGAACAGGCTAAGAAGCGGCAGCAGGCTATTGACGAGCAGCTGACGAACTCAGCTCACGGTATCGTCTATACCGATGGTACTGAGAAGATCACTCAGCTCAATCGTCCGGCGGAGAACAACCTTCTCGATCAGATCAAGTTTCTTAACGAGGAGTTGTACAACCGTCTAGGAATGCCAGCGGATGTGTTCCAGGGTAAAGCCACCGAAGAGATGATGCTTAACTACTGGAACCGATGTGTGGAACCAATCGTCGCAGCTATCGCAGATGCGATGAACCGAACATTCCTTACCAAAACCGCCCGTACGCAGGGCCAGCGAGTGATCTATCAGCGTGATGTCTTCCGTAACACGACGATCACAGGATTGTCGAATGTCGCGGACATCCTGATCCGTAATCAGGTGCTTACTGGCAACGAACTTCGACCAGTGTTCGGTTTCCCGCAATCTGATGAGCCTATTGCTGACCAGTTGGGTAACCCTAACGTTAACCAACTCGACGCGTACAACACACAGGCGGATCAATCGGTCGACGTGGATCCGTCCTACTACGATGAACAGGAGGAGTAGTCAAAATGGGAGTTTCGAAGCGAGACTTCGACTTCAGTGGCTACGCCACACGAAATGACCTGCGATGCTCCGACGGTCGAACTATTCGTTCGGGGGCGTTTGTCGATAACGATGGTGGAACCGTTCCACTGGTCTGGCAGCACGGGCATAACTCGCCCGATAATGTGTTGGGTCATGCGCTGCTGGAGAATCGAAACGATGGTGTCTACTGCTATGCCAAGTTTAACAATGGCGAGCAGGCTAAGACCGCCAAAGAGCTTGTGAAGCATGGAGATGTAGATAGTCTCTCTATCTTCGCTAACAAGCTGACCCAGCGAGGGGGCGACGTTCTTCACGGGAACATCGTCGAGGTTAGCCTGGTACTATCTGGGGCTAACCCGGGAGCACGGATTGACAACGTGTCTCTCCAGCACTCCGACGGCTCGATCGAGGAACTCGACGAAGCTGTCATCTTTACAGGTCTCGAGCTTAGTCACGCTGATGAGACTGAAGAGGACAACTCTAAGGAGGCCGATGTGGCTGATGAGGAAACTGTCGCGGACGTTCTTAACACGCTGACTGATAAGCAGAAGGACGCCGTATACTATGTCATTGGGCAGGCTATCGAGGATGCCCAGCAGGATGACACCGACGACACCGACGACACCGACAAGGAAGAGGCTATGCACTCTAACATTTTCGAGGGCGATGACACCCTGAAGGGTACCGATGATGAGATCGCGCTGGCGCACTCCGCCGTGGTCGACGCTCTCGAGGACGCTCGCAGCCACAACCTGAGCTCCTTCAAGGATGCTTTCCTTCAGCACGCCGGGACCTACGGCATCGACAACATCGAGGTCCTGTTCCCCGATGCCCGCGCCGTTACTGATGAGCCCACGTTCATCAAGCGTCGCACCGATTGGGTTTCCGGTGTTCTGAACGACGCTAAGCACTCTCCTTTCTCTCGCATCAAGTCCATCCACGCGGATATCACGGACGACAAGGCGAGGGCCCTTGGTTACACCAAGGGTAACCGCAAGAAGGAAGAGGTCTTCAAGCTTCTGAAGCGGGTCACCACTCCGACTACTGTCTATAAGAAGCAGAAGTTCGACCGCGATGACCTGATCGACATCACCGACCTGAACGTGGTCGCCTGGGTCAAGAAGGAGATGCGTCTCATGCTGGATGAGGAGATCGCTCGCGCACTCCTTATCGGTGATGGTCGCGACATTTCCTCCCAGGACAAGATCAACGAGGAGAACATCCGACCCATTTGGAAGGACGACTCTCTCTACGCTATCAAGATCCTTCTCGAGAAGAAGGTCGTTGGCGAGGATCTTGTCGACGCCTTCATCAAGTCTTTCGCCGACTACGAGGGTACCGGTGCTCCTAAGCTGTACACCACCCAGACCGTTGTCACCGAGCTGCTCCTGCTGAAGGACAAGATTGGTCGTCGCCTCTACGAGACCAAGGCGTCTCTTGCCGCTGCTCTCGGCGTTTCCGAGATCGTTGAGGTCCCGGTCATGAAGGGCGCTGCCCGCGATACCAAGAAGAATGGTAAGGCCGACCTCGTTGGTATCATTGTCAACCTCGCCGATTACACGATCGGCGCCGACAAGGGTGGCGAGGTCAACATGTTCGACGACTTCGACATCGACTTCAACCAGTTCAAGTACCTGCTTGAGACTCGTATCTCTGGTGCTCTCACCCAGCCCAAGACTGCCATCGTCATCGAGCGGAAGCAGGACGAGGGTGCAATCGTCGCTGGCGAGGACTGAGTCTGAACAATGGCACGATTTTCTGGACTGATCGGTTACGCGGTCCAGGTTGAGAAGGCTCCGGGTGTCTGGGATGACCAGATCACTGAGCATCCGTATCGTGGGGATGTTCTGCGCTCGCAGCGGAGCCTTCAAAACGACACCGAGAATCTTCACCAAAGACTGAATGTTAACAACTCCATCAGTATCATTGGTGATCCATTCGCTTACGAGAATTTCTTCGCCATCAAATATATTAAGTGGATGGGATCTCGTTGGAACGTCACGAATGTGGAAGTCCGACGACCACGGCTGATACTTACGATCGGGGGTCTGTATAATGGGCCGACGCCGTGAGTTGCAGGAAATTCTCGAAAAGATCCTCGGTTCGAGGTCGGTGTATTTTCAACCTCCGTCATCGATCCAGTTGACATATCCGTGTATCGTATACGAACTCCAAGATCGTGATACTAAATACGCGGACAATGCGCCATATCGCCACATCAAACGTTACGCGGTCACTCACATATCAAGAGATCCGGACGATCCGACTCCTGATAAAATCGCAAACCTCCCTGGCTGTGATACCGACCGCATGTTCCAACGAGATGGGCTGAACCACCAAACCTTCCGTCTATATTTCTAGGAGGCAGAATGGCTACTCTGGAGTGGGACAAGGTCGGCGAGCACCGGTATGAGTCCGGCGTCGATCACGGTGTCCTGTATGTTTGGGATAAGTCTAAGAAGGCTTACGGAAAGGGTGTCGCCTGGAACGGCCTCACCAAGGTCACTGAGAAGCCCTCAGGTGCTGAGGGTACGAAGAAGTACGCGGACAACATCGCGTACCTGAACATGGTCTCGGCTGAGGAGTTCGCTGCGACTATTGAAGCGTTTACCTACCCGGACGAGTTCCTCGTTTGTGATGGTGTCGCAGTCCCCAAGAAGGGTCTTCAGGTCGGGCAGCAGGAGCGTTCCTCGTTCGCTATGTCTTACCGCACTAAGATCGGTAACGACGCTGACGGTCAGGATGCCGACTACAAGATCCACATCGTTTACGGCCTGCTCGCATCTCCTTCGGAGAAGGGTTATGAGTCTATCAATGACTCGCCTGAGCCTATCGCATTCTCGTGGGAGGCTAAGTCGACTCCGATTCCTCTGAAGGGCTACAAGCCGGTCTCGTCGCTGTCGTTTGTTGCTTCCGACTTCCAGGAGGCCGATCTCAAGAAGATCACCGACAAGCTTTACGGCACCGCTACCGAGGACCCGAAGATCCTCCTCCCCGACGAGGTCTTCGCCACGCTTGGTGTCACCAACAGCCCGGCTGGTCCCTGACGATCGACTAAGAAAGGATGGTCCTAATGCTAACACTCGAGATCGAACCCGTTGAGTACTACAACGACGAAACGGAGACCTTCGAGAGTCGCGGCGGAGGGACCATCCGCCTCGAGCATAGTCTTTTGGCTATGTCAAAATGGGAGATGCGATGGAAGCGACCGTTTCTTCACGCGTCTCCCGAGACTTCCGAAGAGCTTATTCACTACATCAAATGCATGTCTGTGGATGGTGAGATCCCCGAAGATCTTATCTACGGCCTTACTACATCCCAGGTTAGACAGGTCTCCGACTATTTGGCGGATCCTGCTACCGCATCGTCGGTAACGAGTCGCCAGAAAGACTCGAAATCAAAGGAACAGACCACAACAGAGCTCATATACTATTGGATGGTGGCGCTTCAGATTCCATTCGAGTGCGAGACATGGCACATTAATCGCCTTCTCATGCTCATTCGAATCTGCAACATCAAGAACCGCCAAGCCGACCCCAAGGCTCCTAAGATGTCTCAGGATGAGATTGTCCAAGACTATCGACGGGAGAACGAGAGACGCCGAGCAATGCTTGGAACGAAGGGATGACAATGGGAAAGCACGAAGAGTTTCCTGACGAGGCATTCGCCCCGCAGGAGCGTATCGGAACGGATCCTTTCGAGGATCGAGGTATCGAGGTCAGCCAGACCGCGGAGGTGATTAAGTGAGCGTCGCTTATGATGTTCTAGCTCGAGCAGCAGCTCGAATCGGGTATTACGCCCCTGACGACCCCAACCCCGGATCTGAGGCTGGGCGTTATTGGGCCGCCCGAACTGGTCAGCAGTGGCTCGCCGGTCCGTCCGACTCAGTCTGGTGGTGTATGCTCTTCGTGAGTATGTGTCTCGACGAGTGTGGCCAGATCGATGCTATCGGTGGGTTCTCGTTCAACACTGACTACACCGTCAACAAGGTCCGTCAGCATCCGGATGCATACTTCGTGTCCGTATACGACGCTGCTCCCGGCGACGTTGTCATCTTCAACTGGGATGGCGGCGGTACCGACCACGTCGGCTTCGTTGAGCGTAATCTGGGCGGCGGAGTTCTCCAGACTATCGAGGGTAACACCTCGTCCGGATCTTACGGATCGCAGTCTGCGGGTAACGGTGTTTGGCGTCGAGTTCGTAGCGAGTCCATCGCTTACGTAATCCGCCCGGCTTACTCTGACAGCTCTGCTCCCACGCCTTCTGGTCCGACCGACATCACCGCTCTTCAGCGTGCAGTTCGCGCCGAGGCTGACAACATTGCGGGCCCCGACACTCGCAGCCGTGTTTACGCTGTCTGCGCGGCATCGGATTGGGCTGGTAACCAATTCCCGTTTGGAGTTGCGTACACTCAGGCGGTCGTCGGAGCAGTTCCTGACGGAATTTGGGGCGATGCTTCTGAGGAGGCGCACGATGCCTGTGTTGAGGCTATCCAGGCTGCCGTCGGCGCTGAGGTCGATGGTGTTTGGGGTGCTGACACGAACGCTCGTGTGACTTCCGCGCTCGACTCGGCTGAGCAGCCGTAAGAGGTCAAAATGGTAGTCCGGAGGTAACAAGATGGGCTTTTCGTTCACAACTACCGGAGACTATTCCCGTACTGAGACTTGGTTAAAAGGTCTCCGCGACGGCAAGTACCTGAAAGTTCTTGACGCTGCTGGGAATAAGGGCGTGAACGCGCTGTCGAAAGCTACACCGGTTGCCTCCGGGCGAACCGCGGGATCGTGGTCTTACGAGATAAAGCGTAAGGGGCGACAAAGCGCGGAGATCGTTTGGAAGAACGATCACATAGAACAGGGTTTCAACGTGGCTGTGGGTCTTCAATACGGCCACGGAACCCGCACTGGGGGTTATGTACGGGGTATCGACTACATCAACCCCGCCTTAAAACCCATCTTCGAGCAAATTCTTAAGGATGTCGAGGGGGCTATCAAGGGTGGCTAGTATTGACGAGCGAATCGTATCGCTCAAGTTTAATGCCGATCAGTTCTCTGACAACGTCGGTAAGTCCATGAGCTTGCTCGACAAGCTTAAGGAAAAGCTAAACCTTAAGGGCGCAGGACAAGGCATCGCCGAACTGAATGGTTCTGTGAACAAGATCGACTTCGGTCCGATCACTAGCGGAATCGATCGGGTGAAAGAGGGGTTCTCCACCCTAGCGGTCGCTGCCGGAACGGCTCTGGGCAATATCGCGACATCGATTGTCTCAACGCTCGGAAGTGCCCTAAACTCCATCTCGTTCCAGCCTATTAAAGATGGTTTCGCTGAGTACGAGCTGGGGCTTAACTCCGTTCAGACGATTCTCAACAACACCAAATCCAAGGGCGAAGACATCAACACGGTTAATGCCGCGTTGAAAGATCTTAACAACTACGCCGACCAGACCATTTATTCGTTCTCCGACATGACTAAGAACGCCTCGTTGTTCACCGCAGCGGGTGTTGGTCTGAAAGATTCCACGGCAGCTATTAAAGGGCTTTCGCAGTTCGCGGCTGTCGCTGGTGTTAACTCGCAAGAAGCATCTCGAGCCATGTTCCAGATGTCACAGGCTATCTCTTCCGGTACGGTGAAGCTCCAGGACTGGATCTCCGTCGAGAATGCAGGTATGGGTGGTGAGCAGTTCCAGGAAGCGCTGAAGCGAACCGCTCGGGCGCACGGTGTCGCTGTTGATGAGCTCATTGCCAAGGAGGGATCCTTCCGAGCGTCTCTTTCCAAAGGGTGGCTTGACTCGTCCATCATGCTCGAAACGCTATCTCAGATGGCCGGAGAGTATAATGAGGAACAGCTTCGCTCGATGGGGTACACCGACGAGCAGATCGCCCAGATTCAAGATCTCGCAGCGACTGGTATGGACGCCGCGACCAAGATCAAAACCTTCTCACAGTTGATCGATGTGATCAAGGAGGAGATGGGCTCTGGCTGGGCTGAGACCTGGCAGATCATCATGGGTGACTTCACCGAGGCCAGCGAGCTCTGGACTGAGGTTGGTGGCGCAATCACCGGCGTGTTTAAGAACATGTCGACCGCTCGAAACACCATGCTTCAGGGTTGGAAGGATCTTGGTGGTCGAACGGAGCTTATTCGCGCGCTGATCGACACGGTCAAAGGTATCGTTCCGCTGTTCTCGGCCATCGGTAAGGCATGGGGCGAGGTATTTCCCCCGATGTCCTCTGAGGGACTCTTAAAGATCACTCACGGGTTCTCTGAGTTTATCCAGAAACTCGTCCCGAGTCAGGAGACCATCGCTAAGGTCGGACGGGTATTCAAGGGTGTCTTCTCGATCATGCATATCGGTGTGACCATCGTTACATCGATCGGCAAAGTATTCGGGAAGGTATTCTCGGCTTTCGGTAGCGGCTCTGGTGGCGTTCTGTCTTTCGCTGCAACTCTCGGCGATCTCGCCGTAAAGCTCGACCAGTTCTTGACTGGATCCGGACGTTTGCAACACTTCATCGAAGGTTTCGGGACGATCGTATCGGGCGTCATTCGAACTGTCATATCTTTCATCTCAGGGATCGTAAAGTCGGTTGCCGATTGGGCAAAATCCGTCGATCTCATCGAGAAGATGAAAGACGCTTGGCGTGGTTTCGCGGATTCCATGTCAGGTGTCAAGGATGCCTTCAACAAGGTTATCGGTGTATTCACTCGCTATGACCAATCTTTAGCGGTCGCGCAATCAGCTGGTAAGGGTGCTTCGTACGTCGTTGACAAATTGAAGTCTGCTTTAACCGGGCTCTGGAATGTTCTTCAGAAAGTTGCCCCGTACATCAAATCGGCTTTCGATAAAGTCTTCGATGTCGTCGGTAAGATCGCCAGTGGTATGTCTCTCGACGCCATCCTTAAGAGCCTCTTCACCGTCGGTGGTATCGGACTCATTCATAAATTCATGGGTGTTCTCGGTGGCGTTCAAGGTATCCTCGACAAATTCAAGAACATGGAGTCGACTCCGGGTCTTCTTGATCGTATCAAGGACGCCTTCTCGTCACTTACGGATTCGCTCAATGAGATGCAGAGCACTCTTAAGGTCGCACAGCTGATGCTTATCGCAATCGCGATTGGTATCCTGACCGCAAGTGTTTACGCGCTCTCGAGGATCCCAGCCTCATCGCTTCTCAAAGCTACAGGTGCCATATCCGTGATGATGGGACAGTTGGCCGTTGCTCTTCTGGCTTTCACAAACGTCATGGACAAGACTGATACGTCAGATCTAGCCAAGACTGCTATCGGTCTTATTCTGATAGCAATCGCAATCCGGATTCTAGCCGGGGCTGTGAAGGCTATGTCTGAAATCGAATGGAAAGATCTCCTTAAGGGTTTGGGTTCTGTCCTCGTCTTGCTGGCAGGCATCACAGTCGCTATGCGGTTCATGGACTCTAAGTCTGGATCTTCCATGCGAGCCGCAGCAGCTATGATCCTTATCGCATTTGCGATTCGGATCCTGTCTAAAGCCGTAGAGAAGTTCGGCGAGATGGATTGGAAGAAGCTCACCAAGGGTTTGATATCTGTTGGGCTTCTACTAGCGGGTATCACCCTGGCTATGAAGTTCGCGGGCACCGGTCCGAGTATGGCTGGAGCTTTGGCTATCGTGGCTATCGCCCTCGCTATCAAGATGCTTGTGCCTCCGATCGAGACGCTCGGTAACATGTCCTGGAAACAACTCGTCAAGGGGCTTGGTGCTGTAGTTGTTATTCTAGCGGCTATTGCAGCTTTCAGTAATTTCTCTGGCGGAGCAATGGGACTTCTCAGTGCCGCTGGACTAGTTATCATTGCCTATGGCATTGGCATGATCGCAGATGTGGTGACAGATCTTGGAAAGCAGAACTGGAAGACACTGGCAAAAGGCCTTCTTTCCATGGGTCTTGCGCTTCTGGCTGTGGGAGCTTTCATGGCCTTGGTCCCCCCGACGGGTATTATCGCGGCAGCTGGATTGGTTGCTACGGCATATGCTCTGAAGATCATCGGCGATGTGATGATGAAGTGGGGCAAGATGTCCTGGTCTGAGATCGGTAAGTCGATGGTCATGTTGGCCGGTACACTTCTTATTCTCGGTGTGGCTGTGACAGCTATGATCTTCGCCCTTCCAGGTGCTCTTGCTCTGATGGTTATCGCGGGGGCACTCCTTATGCTATCCCCGGTACTCATGTCATTCAGCAAGATGTCCTGGACTGAGATCGCTAAGGGTCTCCTCATGTTGGCGGGTACTCTAGCCATATTCATCATCGCTGGATATGCCGTATCGCCGGTCATCGTGCCTCTAATGCTTCTTGCGGCAGCCATTACCCTTATCGGTCTTGCCACGTTAATGGCGGGTGCCGGTGTGCTTATGTTCGCTGCGGGTATCGGTGCTCTAGTCGCCGTTGGCGCAGCCGGTCTTGAGGTTCTTGGCGGTGTTCTGACGACCCTTGCCAACTCGATTCCCGAGTTCGCAACTAAGGTCGCGGAAGGTATCGTCAACTTCACAACGGAGCTGGCGAACAACACCGAGACACTGAAGCAAAACTTCGTGTCAATCGTATCGTCGATGATTCAGGGGGCTATCGAGCTCCTCCCGCAGTTCACCGAACTTGCGATCACGATCATTACATGTTTGTGTGTAGCTGCCAAGGCTTGTATCCCCCAGATCATCGACACAGGTTGGACTATCATTATATCCTTCCTGGAGGCGATGAGGGACAACATTGGTCCGGCCACAGACATCGGTATTGATATTGTTCTTAACTTCCTCAACGCGGTGCGGGCACGCCTCCCCGATATCGTTCAGGCTGGTTGGGATCTTATCATCGACTTCATCAATGCCATGACTGAAGGACTTCGCAACAATGGCCCCCGTCTTCGCCAGGCGATCCGGGAGTTCATTAAGGAGTTCATCAACCAGGCTAAGCTGGCGCTGACTGAGGAAGTATCTAACGTTAAGCGCAAAGCCGGTGAAATCGGCCAAGCTATTCTTGACGGTATTAAGAACACCATTAATAACGGTATCGAGTCTGTCAAGACGACCGCGAAGAACATGGCTAACGGAGCTCTTAACGCCGCTAAGGCGGCTCTCGGGATTAAATCACCTTCAAGGAAGTTCCGTGAAGTTGGTCGATTCGCGATCGCTGGTTTCGTTCAGGGTGTTGATCGAAATTCGGGCCTTGCGGAGGCCTCAACACGTCGAGCTGCGATCAACTCGCTTGACGCCTTCCAGAAGGTTGTCGACGACAAAGGTATCGATGGCAACGGTCTCCACTCGCCGACGATTCGTCCGGTGATGGATCTCCAAGACGTCGAGAACGGTCAACGTAAGATTGGCCAACTCTTCGCAAGTGGTGTAAGCGTCAAGGGCTGGGCTGATTACACCAGACGGACCTCCGACCTTGCTGGTTGGGGTATTCGGGATGGTAACGCTCGACTCTTGACAACTCGTATGCTGAACGAGGCTTGGGCGAAGCGGCTCTCCGATGAGGGTCAGCAAGCAGCCCCGATTCAGTTCATTCAGAACAACACGTCTCCTAAGGAACTGTCGGCTATCGACATCTACAGGCAGACGCAGAACCAGCTGTCAATGGCAAGGAGGGCTCTTAGCTCGTGATTAAGTCAGTCGTAGCCACTGCATATTCTGGCGAGCGACTGGAGCTTGTTCTCAACGACCCATGGGAAGACGGTATCGCGGTATTCGAGATCGGCGGTATCGGGCCTGCGAAGGCTACAATTCACACCTCATCGGTCGCGTCTATTGACGGCGACGCATACAGCGGATCTAGGGTGGGCGGACGAAACATCACGCTCACCCTGGGTCTTCTGGACCTCCCCGACGTTGAGAAGGCGCGACACAAGCTCTATCGCATATTCCAACCTCGCCAGCAGGTTAATCTGGAGTTCCACACTGATTACCGGAATCTCCACATCAACGGTTGGGTCGAGAGTGTCGAACCTAACATCTTCTCACAAAGTGAGGAGGTCAAAGTTTCGGTCATCTGTCCCGATCCATATTTCTATGGACTTGACGATGAGCGCGCGCAGATCTTCCCGTTCCGGATCGAAGACCCCAATATGGAGTTCGAGTTCCAGGATCCAGTGAACATCTCGCCTTCGCTCGAACTGTCGAAGCGTAAGGATGAATACGAGACACTGATCGACTACCTCGGTGACGCTGAGGCGGGTCTCACCATTACTGTTGTGGCCACCGGAGTCGTTCGTAATTTCGCTATATGGAATCGAATCACCAACAAGAAGTTCTCAGTTGACACTGACGATTTCGATAAAGTCGGACAGCCTACCGAACTTCGCGAAGGTGACTCAGTCGTCATCACGACACATCAGGGCAACAAGCGCGTATACCTTTACAAGAAGGGCAGTACGACCCCTATCAACATCATCCAGTGTATTCCTCTGAATAATGACTGGTTGACGTTGTGGCCTGGGCGTAACATTATGTTCTTCCAAGCAGATGTCGGTAAGGACGCTATGGAGGTCTCCATCGAGGTTCAAGTTCGGTATTCGGGGGTGTGATATTTGGAAATCGTTTTGCTTGATTATTGGATGAAGCCGACGATCATCATCGATCAGATCGAATCAGCCATCTGGACTAAGCGTTTCAACAAGTGTGGCGACTTCGAAGTAAAGCTTCCGTTGTCGATTCTCCTAGACACGGAAATCAAGCATCACCAGAACATATATTTCCCCCAATCTGGGGATTACATGTTGATTGAGTCTCTCCAGCTCGATACGGATTCCGAAAAGGGTGACACGATCACCATCAAAGGACGCACATATGATTCGATCCTAGACAGACGAATTATCCAGAACCGGACAATTCTGAATGTTGGGATGATCTACGCCGTCTATTCCTTATTGAGCGAAAACGTCCTCAACCCATCCAACACCAATCGTAAGATGAACGAAGTTGGTTGGCTTTGGCCTCAGAACATGCCGAATGACAAGGCTGGTTGGGTCAACGCACAGTATACGGGTGACAACCTTCTTGACGTCATCCAGAAGCTCTGCCAAGAGCGGAACGTCGGATATTGGATGCCATATGTGCCCAAAGGGCCGGCTGATAACAAGTATCAGTTCCAGCTCTATTGGGGACATGAGCGGCACTTCACTCAGAAGAAGAACCCATACGTTATATTCTCACCGGATTATGACAACCTGCGTAAGACTAAGTTCCTCACTTCGACAACGAAGGAGAAGAACGCAGCCCTTGTCGCGGGTGCTGGCGAAGAGCCCAACCGTAAGCGTCTTTGGCACGAAAACGGCGTCATGAGCGGATGGCTCCGCAAGGAGCTGTACGTCGACGCCAAGGATGTCCGTGAGAAAGACGAGAACAACAAGGATATTCCTGGCGATAAGTATTGGGAACTTCTCAGACAGAAAGGCCGAGAGAAGCTCGTCGATTGTATCGTGACATCGGTCTACGATGGTGAGATGTCTCAGACTTCTCAGTTTAAATTCGGTAGGGACTTCGATCTTGGCGATGTGGTCCAGATCCAGAACGGACTCGGCATGATGAATGTCGGTCGATGCACTGAGTATATTCGCTCGTTCACATCTAGTGATGGTTGGAAAGAGTATCCTACCTTTGAAACCTACTATATTCCGCAGGAGTAATTATGGCACTCACATACGGATTTTATAGCTCTACAAATGGCGACCGTAAGTACTCAGCGGACCAGTTCGGATCTCTGTTCGAGGGGATCATCACGAACGGTATCTTCATGGGTATCGGTAGAGCCTTGGAGGTTACCGCGGGAAACAACCTCGCCGAAACGGGTCTTTATGTGACTGTGAAGTCGGGAAGGTGTTGGTTTAACCATACCTGGCTGGACAATACAGACGATTACCGGGTGTCTATCGAACCTCCTGACTCTCTGTATGACAGGGTCGACGCCATCGTCGTCGAGGTCGACAAGACGCCGGGTGTTCGCAAGTCATCCATCATAGCGGTCAAGGGGACACCTGCGCGAAGCCCTCAGATCCCGCCTTTGTACGCCACGCCTGAGAAAGCTCAGTTCCCGCTGGCTTTCGTCCGAGTAACTCGAGGTGTCCCGAACATATTCAGTTACTCCATCGTGAACAATCGAGGGAATAGTTCGTGTCCGTGGATCACAGGCCCGCTTAAGATCCTCGATTCTTCATCAATCACTAAGCAGTGGGGTTCTGAATGGGCTCGGTGGTACCGCGATATTAAATCGTCCACTGACACCATGAAGGACGAGATGTTCGCGGACTTCAAGCGCCGGTATGACGCTTGGGTTCTTTATATGGAGGACCGTCTGGCGGGTAACCAGGCAGCAAACCTTCAGTTCCAGATTGAGCGCCTTAAGGAGCTCATCGGCGACGGGACTGAGGCTGAGCGCCAGGTCTTCGACACCATCGAGGATGGTAACGGTCTCACTCTGATGGATTCTGTCGGGGCGCCCATTGTTGGCCGACGCATCTTCAAGTTGCAGTAAGGAGTAACTATGCCGGATCTTAAGCCGAAACGGTGGAACGGTAAGTATCCCGATAGGGTTAATACTTCAAACGCCGATGCTTTAGTGGTCGACACAGGTGACGGGACGAACATCCTCTATATGGAGGATATGAAACGTTACGTCCTTGAGAATGCTGGAGCCGGCATCGAAGGTAAACAGGGACCCCCAGGACCTGCTGGACCTGCTGGACCGAAGGGTGCTGATGGTAAGCCAGGGCCTAAAGGAGATAAGGGTGAACCGGGCGAACGAGGCCCAGTTGGTGAAAGAGGTCCGCAGGGTCCGCAGGGTCCGCCCGGACCTCCGGGGGGCGGCGGTGGAGGCGGTACTCCAGGAGCTAAAGGCCCAACAGGCGATAAGGGACCTCAGGGTCCAACCGGAGATAAAGGACCGCCTGGAGACAAAGGGCCCCGAGGCGACAAAGGATTAGCGGGAGATCCCGGATCCCGAGGCGCTGCGGGTCCATCAGGACCATCAGGACCTCAGGGTCCGGCTGGACCACCTGGCGAGAAGGGCCCTCGAGGTGATAAAGGCCCAACCGGCGATCAAGGCCCTCAGGGTCCTCCTGGGCCTGGTGGTGCCGGAGGCGGACAGAGCGCTCAGGATTTAGTCAACCTTATGATCATCCGTAATGCTCTCAATCCGTCATGGACTGGCACGAACCGTAACACGAAGGGTCAGCCGATCCCGTCCTCGGACGTAGCGTGGATCCGAAACTCCAATGGAGATCCTTTCTATCGCCCTACTGGAGTTTCTCAGACATGGAAACCTCCTCAGGTTGGTGACTACTACTGGGATAACAGCGGCACGTGGTGGTATATTGCAGACTTCAACTATTTCCGTTCGCCTGGACGTCTGACCACCCCACATATGGTTCTCTGTTGCACTCCCGGCGCTCGTATGGATCGTATGTACACCACCCGCGATAACTCGAACGGTTACTGGGGTTGTGGCTTCGTTCAGTGGGGCATCACCGATATTCTCAGGAACACAGTGAACACCTTCTGGAGTCAGGGTGCCCGAATCATGTCGATCTACCTTCAACAGTCTGCTAGTATGGTTGACGGAAGGGTCTCCACGACCGCCGAGCGCCTTTCGGACGTTTGGCTCCCCACGGACATGCAGGTGTTCGGGGCACGTGTTCTCTCAGTCCGACAGTACTCTGAGTCACCTAACCTTCCCGCGCACACGGGTTCGATGCAGTTCACTCTGTTTAACAGATATCCTGAGCTGGCGTTTGACACGCTCAAGGGTATGGTTAACACCCCATCCGACACCGAACGATACAAGTGGCTCGCAGATCCTCTCTCGGATGGCAACTGGACCATCATCGATAACCTGAAGCGCACGATGAGTTGGAACTATGCGGACGCCACCTGTCGCTCGATGGCTTGTCTCTGTGTTAGCTAAGGAGATTATATGAAGATCAAGGATTTCGCAAAGGTCTCCGATGTTAGAGGGGACGACGTATTCATCCACGACGGCGAGCGGGGGACCAAGACTATCAAGGCCTCGGACCTGCCGTACGCACTGTTCGAAGACCTCCCACTGATGCACAAGAATGTGTTTCGCGGGAAGAACCTCGGGACGAGGATGACTGCTGATCAGATCGCTCGAGTTCGCGATGGATCATTCAAGGATCTGTGGATCGGCGACTATTGGGCGAGTGACGGTATGCCTTGGCGTATCGTGGATATTAACTACTGGAATGTCCACAACGCTCTGACGATCCCACATCTCGTCATCATGCCGGACCGATCGCTGTACAAACAGTCGATGTACGACAACGACACCACCTCGTCGAACTCCTTCTGGGGATCTAAGGTGTGGAACAGCATCGGCCAGTGTGGGGACTTCGCTTCGAAGGTGTTCGACCTCTCGTATATCCGTACGCATGTCGACTCGTACATGTCTTCAGTCGCGGGTAGCGGTGGCGCGTGGGAGCGTTACTACTTCAAGTCCAAGACTGTGGATGCGGCCGTTAAGTTCATCATCCCCAATGAGGTCATGGTGTACGGCTGCCGCATCGCTGTTAGTTCCCCGATGGGCTCGGACGGTCTTCACGAGGTATCCAGCCGTCAGCTTCAGCTTTTCCGTATGGGATACAACCCCGGGGCACAGGACTCAGACTTTTGGCTTCGCGACCAGACATATCTGAGCCAGTACGGCCTCTTCGGAGACAAGGTTGTGAACCCCGGCGCGCCGCTCATCAACGCTCCTATGGAGTATGCCGGTGAAGGTCTTCAGTCGGACCAGCATGGTGTCCGTCCGGTCTTCGCCGTTGGTTAATATTCGGACAACGCGGTAGGATCATATCCCTTGTGTGATCCCATGCACGTATAGGAGGAATCCATGCCGCACGTGCTGGAACTGACCGTGACTATCGCGGCTTCAGTCCTGGCGAGCAGCGGGTTTTGGGCGTTTTTGTCAGCTCGATCAAGCAGGCATAGCGCCCAAACCCAACTCATGCTCGGACTCGCACATGATCGCATTGTGCATCTGTGTATGACCTATCTGGATCGTGGGTATATTCTAAAAGATGAATACGACGATCTAGTGAAATACCTCTACAAACCATATTCGGCCTTCGGAGGTAACGGCCTTGCTGAGAAGGTGTTTGAAGAGGTCAAGGAGCTCCCGATTAGGCGCTCTACACCGCTTGAAGTTACTGTAGAATTCGAGCGAAAGAATAAGGCCGAGAAGTTTCGGAGAGAGAATGACACTCGCTAACAAGACGTACGATCGCCTGAAGTTCGTCACTCTTATCGCTCTTCCTGCCCTTGCCACTTTCTATCTGACTGTGGCACAGATCTGGCACCTGCCTTCGGCTACCGAGGTTGCTGCCACGATCACTGCGATCGATACCTTCTTGGGTGCTCTGCTGGGGTTGTCGAGCAAGAACTACACGCCTCCGACGGATGGTACGCTCCATGTGACCCCCGGGAACGAGACGTACGCCAAGATCGACACCCCGACCGAGGATGTCCTCAAGAAGGGTATCATGACGCTTGACGTCAAGAAGCTCGAGGCCTGAGGCGCGGAGAAAACTTGGTGTTTAATGAGCCCCACTCACGAAAGGATACCACCATGTTTGACAAAACCCCTAAACTTTCGGAGACCGCCGAAGAGGAAGCCCTTAAGTATATGCTCGAGGAGCATCTTCCCGGCTCACCAGAGTACAAGGCCGTACTCGAAGACATCAAGACTCTACACAACCTCAACGCAAAGAAGAGGTGGGTACCAAGTCCGGATGGCGTCTTGTCGGCCTGTGCTTCGGTGGGCGGGATCCTGCTTATCTTGCATTATGAGCAGCTCCACCCAGTAGTCTCGAAGGCTGTGGGGTTCGTGTCGAAGATTCGTCTCTGACTGCGAACCGCTCAAAGCCCTGTACGTTATATTTACACACATAGCGTATAGGGCTTTGACGCGGGCAATCGAGTTTTCAAAAACTGAAAAATTCCCGGGGCGGATTTTCAGATCGCGGATTTTACACGAGTTATAATGACCACCTATGAAAGGACACCATGATGAATGCCAGATTCATTGCTCTCACTGTTGGGATCGCCGCTGCTGTTGTCAGCCAGCTCTACCTTAAGCATACCGAGAAACTTCCAATGCAAACGGTAGTGCTTGGCGACATTCCGGAGGCTAACCCAACCAAGCCTCGAACCGGCACATTCAAGCAGTGCAAACCCTCTCACAAGTGACAAACCTATATCCACCTACATGGTGGATTGGGTTTTAGAAAGGAACGCCCATGTACCACAAACAACCTTGGTATGAAGACCCCGATTTGTTCAGCAATATCGCGGTCATCTGCACACTTACACTCATCTTCGGCGCTTATTTAGTCGTTGTGTTTGGCGTGGGTTTCAGCCCGTATATGCAGCTACCTGAAAAAGTAATCGCCATCAGTGGTATAACAGTTATACTGATTATGTGGCTGGCACTCATATTCGCCGATCGTTTGAAGAACAAGCCGCCTCGTTGGCGGGATTGAAAGAAAGGACCATCTGTGAAAACTCTAGTTGCGATCGTCGACCTCTATATTCTCTTTATGGGGTTTCTGTCGCTATTGTTAACGGCGCCGGTTGTATGGAACGCAGCGCCCAACGCCTATTTTGGGGTTTTATTAGTTCTTGCGGTCTGGTGCACCATCATCGCAGTCGTTGTGGCAACCATTGCTACGATCCATAGGTCTTCAGGTCGCGGAATTAACATAACCTATAATGACTACCAATGAAAGGAGCCCACTATAGAAAGCACCACAGAGGTATGAACCACACCCTATACTCTAGCCGTTCCACATAGAGTATAGGGCTTTCAACCACTTAACAAAGGAGAACCATGAATGTCAACACCATCAGACAAACCATACGTCCAGCTCTCACTGTTCTCTCCCGAAATGCTCCGCACATACTTACTGGAGTCGCAGTGGCTGGCGTGGTCGGAACTTCAGTCGCCGCCTTCCGTGCGGCCGTGCCCATCAGGGATCGCCTACATGATCTTCCGGACGAAGCGACACTCCGCGATAAGGTACGCGCTACCTGGAAGCTTTACATTCCAGCGGCTATGCTGGGCGCTGCGACCATTTCGTGCATCGTTGCGGCGAACGTTATCTCGTCACGTCGTCGAGCTGCTCTTGCGGCTGCATATTCGCTAGCTGCCGAGGCTGTGACTCACTACCGCGAAGACCTTAGGAACCTTACGGACGAAGCCACACTCGAAGAGTCGGACCAGCTTCTCGCTCGTAAGCAGAACCCAGACAAGGTATACCAAGGCCCAGCGAAGGAGACTTTTGTCGTGGGCGACGGCAAGTTCCTGTGCTATGACACATATTCCGGACGCTACTTTAACAGCTCCCTTGAGGAGATCAAGAAGTGTGTCAATGACATCAACTTCGATCTCATCCAAGGCAACCCCGTCAGTCTGAACGATTTCTACAGCCTTGTGGGACTCGATCAGAACGCTATGGGCGACCAACTCGGATGGACGATTCACTCGAAGTGTGAGATCGACTATATGGGGTTGCTTACACCCGACGGAAAACCCACTGTGGGTATTCGATTCAAGGAGGAGCCCACATCTGACTGGTGGAAGGTAAGCTGATGGCCTATGTTCTCTGGATCATCATCTTCGGAGTTGTCGGATACTTTGCATTCTCTAAATAACCATCGCGAAGAGAACATGTCCCATAATGACCACCAACCACAGAAAGGAACTCCCATGACCACCTCTCAGAAGGACACCGTTGTTTCTGTCGACTCCGTTGAGGAGACCGACGAGTCCCCCAAGACTAACTTCGCCGCCAAGGCAGTCAGCTCTGTGACCAAGTTTGTGACCGACCACCCGCTCCTCGTTTGGGGCGGTGTGGCTGTTGTCGCAGGCGCAGTCGCAGTTGCTCTGGCCCCCAAGGAGGAGATTCTCAAGTCTATCGAGGACGACTCCGTCGATATCTCCACGACCACGGACGAGAACGGAAACATCGTCACGACCATCGTTGAGGCCGCCCCTGAGGAGACCTCTTCTACAGAAGAGTGACTCGAGATCTTATCCGCCCTAACACGGCGGATGGATCTTTCATTCCACGCGAAAAACACCACGAAAGGTAGACACCATGCTGAAGCGCGAGATCATTGCTGAGGACTTCGACGGCAATAAGTACGTCGACATCGCTTACTTCCACTACTCGAAGAACGAGATTCTCGAGCTTGAGATCGCATATCCTGGCGGTCTTCGTAACCACCTGATCGACATCATGCGGTCGGGTGACAACTTCAAGATCTACGGTTTCTTCAAGAAGTTCGTTCTGGGCGCCTACGGACGCAAGTCGGATGACGGTCGACGGTTCATCAAGAATGCTGAGCAGACCGAGGCTTTCTCTCAGTCCCAGGCTTTCGAGACATTCCTCTTCGAGCTTCTCGAGAACCAGTCTCAGATGGAGACCTTCTTCAACGAGATCATGCCCATGGGATCCGACAAGCCTTCCAAGATGACCGAGGCACAGATGAAGGCTCTCGAGAGTGGTCTCGTCACGGAGGAGGTTAAGAAGGAGCTCTTGGGCGAGTGACGGATATTTGCTGACGGGGCTCGTTAAGATCGACGGGCCCCGCGGCAAAAACCTACACTATAGTGACCACCCACATCATATTCGAAAGGACACTATCATGACCGCCCCCAAGATTGACATTCACCCTGCCGAAGCTGTAGCCGTGCTTGCCGCTTCTTGGACAGCTACATCTATCATTTCCAAGGCCGTCGAAGCTATCGTTCCTGCCCCGGTTAAGCTGCCTGCTAAGCTTGCCTGGATGGCCGGTAGGTTCGTCGTCGCCAGCGCAATTGGAGACATGGCTGCTGAGAAGCTCGTCAAGCAGTACTCCTGCATCATTCGCAACTTGAAGCCCGTAATCACGGACTCGATCGACGATATTGTTAGCGACGAAGACGACGCACAGTGATCAACACCCATCTGCTCTAACACGGCGGATGGGTCTTTCATATTTAGGAGAACCACATATGAGCGAAGTACCTACTCGGGACAGTTTCCCGTCCAACCAGGATCCCAAGACCCCAGAGGCACCTCTCGAGAAGCCAAAGCTCCAAGCGGTCACCACATCCGCAGTCCAGCGAAAGATGTCGATCGGGCGACGTATCAAGAATGCCTTGGTTGTCGATGATGCGCAGTCGATTGGAGCATATCTTCTCGAGGACGTTGTCATTCCCACGGTCAAGACCCTCATCTCGGATATTGCAGTCGGAGCGATTGAGCGAGCTCTCTATGGAGAGGCACGAGGACGTCCTATGTCTTCGTCTCGCATCGCGGGTCGGGGATACACTCCGTACAACCGCATCTACAGCTCAGGATCTCGAGTGACGCCTCCTGACGATGGGCCGGGCGACAAGCGAGAGCTTTCCCGGGATGCTCGGCGATCTCATGACTTCGGAGAGATCGTATTCGAGTCTCGGGCGGAAGCCTATGAGGTACTTGACCGTCTGAACGACCAGATCAAGAGTTTCGACGTCGCGACTGTCGGGGATCTCCTCGATCTGTCGGGCATCACCGCGACCCATGTGGACGAGAACTGGGGTTGGCGCACGCTGGCCACTGCACAGGTCCGGAGGGTTCGCAACGGATACATCCTCGACCTCGAGAGGCCTGTGAAGATCTGATGACTATATTCGAGATGAAGCAGAAGCTTCGAGAACTGTACGGACGTCGATGGCAGGAGCGCGTCGACAAGATGAGCGATGCACAAGTCGTCGCCATATTCAAGAAATTCGTAGCCAACGGCAAGATCAAGAACTAAGGAGTACTTAACCATGAATGCTTCAACTGCTACTCGAGTATTTACTCAGGCAGGTATGCTGATTCGAAAGCATGCGCCCCATATTCTCATTGCCTCGGGGATCATCTCGATGGGCGCGGGGGTTGTCTCCGCCGCTGTCGAGACGTCTGCTGCGAGTGAGAACGAAGACCTCGATACCCATCTCAAGGCTTGGTCCGCCATCACGAGCGAGACTGTTCCGGACCGCAAGGTCTATATCTCGGCAAAAGGTGTTCTCGGCGCTAAGATCGCAAAGAACTTCCTCTTCGCATACCGGAAGACCATTCTCTTCACTGCCTGTGGTGGCGCTCTGATCGTCTCAGGTCACGCCATCCAAACTCGACGCTACACCGGTCTACTCGCGGCATATTCTGCCGTAGACCGCGCCTTCAAGAACTACAAGTCCGGCGTTGCTGAGGTCTTCGGTTCCGAGGGCGTTAAGAAGATGCAGAAGTGGGTGAACGAGAAGTCTCAGGAGGATATTGCCCCTGAGGAGGCGGGTGATGTCCCACCCATCGTCAAGGATCTCGAGGATCTTAAGGCGATGGGTATTAAGCCTCATCGAATCGATGTTGAAGGTCTCTCCCCTTACGCTCGGGTTTACGGCCCCGGTTGTGAGGACTGGGAGGGCTCTAAGGAGCACGATGAACTCATGCTCTCAACTACCCAGGCATATTTCAACGATCGCCTCGTGGCCCGAGGACACGTATTCCTCAATGAGGTTTACGATGCCTTTGGTATCAGCCGTACTCCTGCTGGTGCTGTGGTTGGCTGGACCTATGACCGCAACGGCGATAATTTCATTGATCTTCGCATCGGTGACTACATCGATGATCTGGTCGGCGATTCAGACTCGACCGAGGTTTACCGATCCTGGATTATCGACCCCAACGTCCAGGGCGTCATCTGGGACCTCATCTGATATTTAGAAACTCTTAAGAAGGACACAACCATGCAAACCACCGTGAAGGTGGCGCTGGCCTTTGCGGTCGGTGCTCTGATAGGCGTTCTCAGCGCTCGGTATTTCGCAGACAAGAATGCCGAGGAGCGTCTGTCACAAGAAGTCGAGGCTATCCGCCACTACTATCAAACAAAGTTAAAGATCGAGACCGAGCGCGTTCAGAAGGGTGAGGATATCAAACCTGTCAAATCGAAGCACACCGACATGCTCGGTCGTCCTAAGCCTGGCGAGGAGTACGAGGCTATGCAGGATCAGCAGCGCGGTTCTCTGTGGACCAACCCGCCTGAGTTCGAGGATGTTGCGCCTGTAGACGATATGGAGCAGGGTGTCGCCGTGGACGCATATACATTCAACGACGAGGCCCAGGCAGTCATGAAGATGTACCTGGGATACGAGCAGCACGAGCTCCCCATCATCCGAGTGACTGAGGAAAGCTTCTGGCGTGGTTGGGCGGACTTCCCGTGCTATGAGCTCCACTACCTGGCCGGAGACAACCTGGTATACATGGCGGATGACGAGAGTATCGTGCCTGATGTTCGGGTCAAGGCTCTCATCGAAGACGCTATGGATGATATGGTCGATTACGACGTCGACCCCAATCGAAGTGTGAAGTATCTTCGCAACTATCGCGAGGAGACCGATATCCAGCTCTTCTTCCACAACGAAGGCCTCGAGAAGTATCTGGAGTCGCAGTCGATCCCCATGAATCGGGTGAAGACCCTTGACTGAGGCATATTTCGAGTGGCTCGTCATTAAGACGGGTATGGATCGATTCACCAAGAATCTTGCGAAAACTCATTGGATCCTTCTCGAGATTCTGTTCAAGACACAGTTTGTCGTCTGGCATGTGATGGATGACAATCAGGTTGGATACGCGCAGTATATGCGTGAGACCTTTGCGTACGAGACTCAGCGTGACGTCCCCCAATCGTGGATCGATGGGGGGATCTCACTTCTCGAGGTGCTCGTCGTGCTTAGTGAACGTCTGTCCGACTTGATCTCGAATCCTGTAGAATGGTTCTGGACGATGCTTCAGAACGCGAACCTCGAAGCGTTTACGGATGAAATCCTGAACGATCCGGCTGGGCAGCCCCGGGAAGAGGTTAAGAAGCTACTTGATGAGCTCATGGACGGACGGCGTTCGTTCTTCCCCATCACCGACACGGATATTTCCAGGTTCCCCGAACTTCACGGCGAGGGGCTTAACCGTCAGGCTCTCGATATGTGGAGCCAGGCGAACTACTGGATCCGGGCGGTGTACAATCTTTAGTAGAAAGGAGCCGCGATGGATTTCGTGAAAGCGACAGTCCAACAGGGCAAGAAGAACGAGTGGCGGGTGACCCCATCGTTCCGCGTCGGTCGTATGAACGACGTCATGGTCCGAGGTGGCGACTTCTACGCTGTTTGGGATCCGCGCAAGGGTCTCTGGTCGACTGAGGAGTATGATCTCCAGGAGCTCGTCGACGAGGAGCTTCAGAGGCTATATTCCGAGCAGCAAGGCAAGTTGTCGGGCGATCTCAACATGTCATTGATGAGCACCTACAACTCTCAGAGCTGGACGATCTACCGTCGGTGGATTAAGAATCTCCCCGACTCACATATCCAACTGGATCGGAAACTAGTCTTCGCGGACGACAAACCTCGCCGTGAGGACTACGCGAGTAAGAGACTACCATATTCTCTGAAGTCCGGTCCGACCGAGAGCTGGGATAGGTTGGTCTCCACCTTGTACGACGAGGAGAACCGACGTAAGATCGAGTGGGCTATCGGATCTATATTCGAGGGTGACTCGAAGTGGATTCAGAAGTTCTTCGTGTTCTACGGCGAGGGTGGTTCGGGTAAGTCGACGATTATCAACATCATCGAGAGACTGTTCGACGGTTATACAGCCGCGTTCAAGTCTCAGGCGCTGGCTAGCGGAACGAATCGTTTTGCTCTTGCGCCTCTTGCCACGAACCCTCTCGTTGCTATTGAACATGATGGTAACCTGTCTCGTATTGTCGACAACACTATGCTCAATAGTCTTATCGCTCACGAGAAGATGCCCATGGACGAGAAGTTCAAGTCTGCGTATGAGATGAAGTTCGACTGCATGATCTTCATGGGTACGAACTCACCGATCCATATTACAGACACGAAGTCGGGTCTCATCCGAAGGCTTGTCGATATCTGCCCCAGCGGGAACAGGATCCCCCACGGTGAGTACGACGCTCTTGTGAGGGATATTTACGACCACCTGGGCGAGTTGGCCACACATTGTACCGAGGTTTACAAACACTATGGGCCTCACTACTACGATGCCTACAAACCGCTGTCGATGATGTATAAGACAAACTTCTTATACGCCTTTGTTGAGGGGAATCTTGATGAGTTCGACGGTGGTATTTCTCTCCAGAGTGCTTACGCTCAGTATCGTGAGTACTGCGAGGAGAGCAACATCAACCGGATGCCTAAGAACAAGTTCAAGGACGAGTTCAAGGCGTTCTTCAACGAATTCAAATCGCAATCTCGAACCGACAATGGAACGAAGATCAAAAACTTCTATCGATCTATCAAGTTCGAATTGTTCAACATCACCGAGCTGAAAGCAGAACCCAAGAAGGAGTACCGTCTTGTACTTGACAAATCTGCTTCTTTACTCGATAGTGTGTTGTCTGACTGTCCTGCTCAGTATTCTCGGGACGGAGTTCCTTCTCGCCGATGGGACGACGTGGACACCACACTCAAAGACATCGATACGAGTAAAGAACATTATGTACGCCCCCCGCAGAATCATATCGTCATCGATTTTGATCTTAAGGTCGACGGCGAGAAAAGCAAGGAGCGCAATCTCGAGGCTGCTTCTAAATGGCCTCCTACTTATGCTGAGTATAGTAAGGGCGGTAGCGGCATTCACTTACACTACATCTATGAAGGTGATGCGGGCGAGCTCTCGGCTATGTATGACGACAACATCGAAGTCAAAGTATTTACAGGAAAAGCGAGCCTTAGACGACGCCTGTCGTACTGTAACGACTTACCTGTTGCTCACATCTCCGAAGGACTACCACTCAGGGGGAAGAAAGTGATCGATGTTCAGGTCATGAAGAACGACAAGACCCTCAGGGATCTCATCGTTCGAAATCTCAAGAAGGAAATCCATCCCGCCACCCGGCCATCCATAGACTTCATTAAGAAGGTCCTCGACGATGCCTATGAACAGGGAATGGATTACGACCTTCGGGTGATGAAGCCGACGATCATTCGCTTCGCCTCGAACTCGACTAATCAGTCGGAGTACTGCCTTAAGCTTGTTGAGCAGATGCATTTCTGCGGCAAGAAGAACGAGGACGAGATGAGAGAGATCGTCGCCGAGAAGCGCAAGGATCCTGATGGGGATATCGTCTTCTTCGATGTTGAGGTCTTCCCGAACCTGTTCTTGGTTAACTGGAAGGTCCGAGGATCCAAGCGAGTTAATCGTATGATCAACCCTGTCGCAGATGATCTCGAGCCCCTTCTTAAGTTCAAGTTGATCGGTTACAACAACCGTCGTTACGACAACCATATTCTTCACGCGAGGATGTTGGGTTACGATAACTACGAGTTGTTCCTGCTGAGTCAAAAGATCATCAACGGTGAGAAGGACGCTATGTTCGCGGAGGCTTACAACCTCAGCTACGCGGATATTTACGACTTCTCGTCTAAGAAGCAGTCTCTCAAGAAGTGGGAGATCGAGCTCGGTCTGGTCCACCGAGAGCTTGACTATCCCTGGGACGAACCGGTTCCGGAGGATAAGTGGCTCGAAGTCGCGGAGTACTGTGATAACGATGTGATCGCTACAGAGGCTGTCTTTGACGCTCGACATGAGGACTGGGTTGCCCGAGAGATCTTGGCTAAGATTTCTGGACTGCCTATCAACTCCTCGACTAATGCGCACACCACTCGAATCGTATTCGGGACTAATCGCCATCCTCAGAGCCAGTTTGTGTATACTGATCTGAGCAAGGACTTCCCCGGATACGAGTACAAGCAGAAGGTGAATGACGATGGCCGCATCATCGGGATGGAGTCCACTTACAAAGGAATTACCACGGGAGAGGGTGGTCTCGTCCGAGCCAAGCCGGGAATTTACTATAACGTCGCCTTGCTCGACGTCTCCAGTATGCATCCCAGTTCGATCGAAGCGCTTAACCTCTTCGGAGATGAATACACCAAGCGGTACTCGGAAATCAAGCAGGCTCGTATCGCTATCAAGCGAGGAGATGACGAGACCGCAAAGACTCTTCTGGGAGGCGTCCTGCGGGCATTTCTCGAGGAAGGTGTGGACCACGTCGCCTTGGCCAACTCGCTGAAGATCGTTATCAACAGCGTCTACGGTCTTACAGCTGCGAAGTTCCCGAATGCCTTCCGCGACCCAAGGAATGTCGACAACATCGTGGCGAAGCGTGGTGCTTTGTTCATGATCGACCTCATGGAGTTCGTCGAGAGCAAGGGCTTCATTGTCGCCCATATCAAGACGGACTCGATCAAGATCCCCGATGCGACTCCTGAGATCATTCAGGAGGTCATCGAGTTCGGCAAGAAATACGGGTACGACTTCGAGCACGAAGCGACGTACGAACGTATGTGTCTTGTCAACGACGCCGTCTATATTGCAAAGTATAAGGACGGTGGATGGACTGCCACTGGTGCACAGTTCCAACATCCAGTGGTATTCAAGCAGCTCTTCTCTCATGAGGAGCTCACGTTCCGAGACTACTGCGAGGCCAAATCGGTCACCTCGAAGATGTATATTCAGCGCGAGGATCCCGAGCGATCTCACTTCAGTTTCATCGGGCGTGTCGGTCTGTTCGTTCCCGTGAAGGACGAGCCGGGTATTCCTGGTGGGGCCTTGAAGCGGTACAACGAGAAGACCGAGACCTATGCGGACGTCACAGGTACCAAGGGGTACAAGTGGGAGGACGCGACTCTTATCGAGAAGGCTAACAAGCCTGAATGGATCGATAAGACATACGCACGGCATCTGGTCGACAATGCCGTGGAGACCATCAACAAGTTTGGCGACTTCGAAGAGTTCGTCAAGGCTGCCTAAGGAGGCATATTATGTGTGGACGCTGGATTTGGGTTCGCTTCGGATGGGGCTGGTACCACATCTGGGTTCAGGACGCCGCTTGCGGTCGAGTCAACCGCACCTGACCGATATTTCAACAATTTAGAAAGGACACTATCATGCGACGACACTATGGTATCATCAACTTCATCTTCGATGTCTTCATGACCATCATCACCAGTGGTCTGTGGCTCATCTGGATCTTCGTGCGGGAGATGCGTCGGCGGTGAAACTGATAAAATCTGGCGGAGATATTCTGGCGGAGATCGGTGATGACGATGAAGCGCAACCCGAAGCGGAGACCTTCGCTCGTCGTTGGATCAAAAATTCCCGGGGGAGGATTCTGAGAGTCAAATCTCGGGTTCTCCCCCTTGGGGGATCCACCAACGGATACACCCTCGAGATCACCATTCCCAAAGTTCGAAACCGCGAGATCATCGACAGGATGAATGAGGATCTGTGCGATTTCCTGGACGCCTTGATTGATGAATACAACATCCCGAAGAGAGTACGTAAATGAGCACACCTATTAACCACACTCCGGACATCATCGTTCGAGACACTCCCGACGGCGGTGTAGACCTCGTCTTCCACGTCGAACAGGGCGATCTGGACCGTTCTCAGTTCATCCGCATCGTAGCCTTCTACGCCGGCATGTTACAGACGGGAATCGATGCGAGCCGTTCGTACGCTGAGCAGGCTCTCTACGAAAGGACCACCAATGGCGCTTCTTGACGATATTGAGCACGCCATGACCAAGATGAGTGAGCACAAGGAGGCCGCTCGTCACCTGATGACTATGGCTCTGGACGAACGTAACAAAGCCTCGACGTGGGAGAAGCGCGCCGAGGAACTTATGGAAAAGCTCGAGAAAGTAGGGACCGACAATGCCTGACAAGACGCCCTTCCAGATTCAGCAGTCCGGTAACGACGAAGTGCTTTCGGCCACAGTAATCGAACGGATGGAGCCCGAGGAGATCGATCGTCTGTTGGCATACCTTCGAGAGCCCCGAGAGTATGTGACCCCACACTGATATTCGCAAAAAGAACATGGGGTATAGTGACCACCACAGAAAGGAACCCTCATGTTCACCATCGAGCCCGGCGGCGTCCAGGACCTCACTATCGCTCTCTTTGTTATTCTGCTCGGTTTCGCACTCGTTAAGTCTTATAGCTTAGCGGTGTGGCTGATGCAGTGGTGCAAAGACACGACCCCCGAGGATCTGGACGCCGTTCGCTCCGGTAAAGTGACTCCATTCCGACACTGACCTACTCACAGGCCTTATATCCGCTACCCGGCGGATAGGGTCTTCGAATTTGAAAGGATACTACCATGGCCAAGACTATCGCTACTGATGGACACGTTTCGGTGGAGACTAGCATTTCGGCGGATGAGAAGACCTCCGAGACTACGATTCTCGTCCGTTTCGAACACGGCATGAGTTACGACGACAAGACGAAGTTCGTGAGCAAAATTCACAATGCTATCCACAACATTGTGATGGATGAGAACTGATGGACTACGACGAGAACGACACTCAGGACAGCCCGACACCAAAACTCGTCATCGTTAAGGGCGCTTCCATTTACTCTGAGAGTCAGCGCGGGGGTCCCATATACAAGGAGCACAACGAGGGCGAGGTCACCATCCGACTCGAGTTCTTCAAGACCGCAACCGCCAGCGAGCAGGCCTGTTTCCTTCAGAAGATCGAGGAAGCCGTTGTTGATATTATCCACGACCACTCAAGGATGGAGACGTGGGCACGATAGAAGAACGACCCGGACCCCTACAACTCGGGCATCGCTATAAAGCCTCTCGGATGAGCCAGATCGAAAGAACACTCGCTCGAATCAACACTTCGGCGTATAACGTTATATCCGAACGAGACACGTCGAAGGCCGCTTTCGAACTGGAGAAAGCTTCTTACTGGATGGCTCACCTAGCTTCAGATATCGCAGCACATGCACAAATCAACCCTAAGGAGTACCAATCATGAATGACGTCACACTTCGCAATGTCCGCATCATCTTCCGCAATTTCGCTGGAGCCCCGACCCGATTCAATGCCGCCGGAGGTAAGCGAACCTTCTCGATCCTTCTGAATGAGTCAGAGGCGAATGAGCTCAGTTCGATGGGCTTCAACGTCAAGGCGCTCAAGCAGCGAGATCCCGATGATGACCCAGCGTTCCATCTTCCCGTTGAGGTCTCATATCGTGTGAAGCCTCCGCGCATCGTCTTCATCTCCAACCAGGGGCGTAAGCGGACAGTTATCGACGAGGACACTGTCAGTCTGATCGACTACACCGAGATCGAGAAGATCGATCTCACCATCAACCCCTACCAGTGGGAGATGGAGAACGCTCACGGCGTCAAGGCATATCTCAAGACGATGTATGTCACGATCCGCGAGGACGAACTCGACATTGAGTACGCTCAGGACTTCGGACCCGAGGTTCCCGCCGACTACGAGGAGTAACGGACTCCTCAACCTTGAGGGAGGGTTCTTGGGTCTTCAGATCTGAGAGCCCTCCCTGTTCTCTTAGAAAGGATAACATCATGCTACACATTAAAGACATCCCCCACATCTACGATCAATGCGAAAACAAAGACCTGCGCTGTCTCGTGGCGCTCCCCAACGATTCACAGACTTATATTCTCGACGATTACGATGAGGGATGGGATTGGGAGATCGAGCAGGCGACATATGAGACTGACCTCGTGTTGGTCGATCGAGAGACACTCGTTGTAAAGCGAGTAACTTTCGATAACGACAAGAGAATTCTTCGGGATGAGAATCATATTCGAGTCCTCGAAGATCGTATCGAGGACCGAGTCAAACGCATATTCGCCGAAGCTAAGTTTGTGGGTCGGACGGTTACTCTTCAGAGAGTCAGCGGTCTCGGCGTATTCGAAAACTGCGAACTTATCCACGCTGACGGAGATCGATCGCTGGTCTTTATTAGCGCTCTGTGCGATCACTCTAATAATCTCCAGATCCTCGTGTTGACCAGTGCTGCCATTCTGACCCGTTCGGAAGATGGTGGATCATATCTTCTCGATGGCGAATACTTCGTCAACACCACCTCGCTTAGAGCGCCTAAGAATCAAGGAGTACTGTCATGACCCAGTACGTCAACGAGCAAGAGGTTCGCGTTTTCTGGCGAAAGCAGAACAACCATCTCGAACTCTGGGGGCAGCCGTGTTTCATCAAGTTCCCTGAGCGTGACGAGATCTACATCATATTCCGATTCGGGTTCAACGACGAGAATTATGTGGATCTTTACGGTGTACGAATCGACGACCCGTCCGCGACACCAGTGCATTTCTTCTTCAAGTATGAGAAGACAAAGATCCGAGACGGGATCCAAGACTCGTCCGGTCGGGACATAGTCGAGGTGGAGGAGGACAAACGCATCACCACCATGGAGATCATGCTGACGTATGGTTTCGTCGATGGTTCTCGGACAAGTCCTTCGGTGCGAATCGAAGACCGCGACTACTTCGTTATCGACATGAAGAGCTCCGTTATACGCGACCAACAGTACGTCACACTAACCCTCATCGATAAGGAGTATGGCCTTAAGAAGGATCTCGTCTATCGCGCCAACACTTTATGGGAAAAAGCCGACAACAATTTCTACATCGACACGAAGAAGGCTCTCTGATGATCGAGATGATTTACACAGCACTCAAGAACGACCTCGACGACGGTTGGTACCCCCGAGTAATCGGTTTGTACGGCCGAGAGGATCCATTCGTCGTAACAGACGTCGACCTGGGCCCTGGCACTGACGAGGAGATCACAATTCTCATCGGAACATACGCCAACGGCGGCAGGAAGCAGGAGGTCCAGTTCCGAACCGATAGCTTCTATCTCGATCCGATCCACAGAGACAATGTTCGGGCTTACCGTCTCATGCCGAACAGGCCTCGGATGGAGGCGCACCTGGCGAGCGAGATCATCAAGAAGTGGGGTGAGCGAACCGCCAAGGGTAATATCTACGAGATCGAGATCAACATCGGTGGTAACGAGACATTCCACGCCCACGACTACTACTGGGACGGTTCGGGTGACTGGGTCGTCCTTAAGGGTCACAACGACATCCGTCCAGAGCACTATATCTATCTTCCCGGAGACGCGACGGTTCGTGTCTATACCGACAGGCCCGACGTCTATGTCGTCGAGTTCGACCAGATCTACACGCACTGATATTTCAAAGGAGCACCACATCATGGCACACCAGACAACTTACGAGCGACTGTCATCCTGCAACATCAATGGCGAGACGAACCTTCGAGAGTGGTATGCTCTCAACGGCCTTTCGCCGTCTCTCGGAGAGCCTGACAACATCTACGAGGAGATCAACTACGTCGTTCAGACGACTGAGGCATACTACTTCCTCAATGGCGACCGACAGATTCACATGCGTCTTCCACACACCGGTTGGAAACTCGAGGAGCTGGGCGGAAGGATGCATTTCGTCTCCAGAAACGCACTCAACTTCATCGAGAAGGATGTCTGTGATGGGGTGTCCAAGCTCGATGTTAAAGCCCTTGTGAGGGTTCTCAACCACATCAAAGACCGTTTGGAGGTGCTCGGTTGTGACGACACTCAAGGAGCTCTATAAAGAGTACGACGAACAATTTGCCATCCGCTATGTCTGCCGTGACCTCCGACTCTTCAAAAGTACACTTATGTCTAATTCGCCATTTTCCCTTCGTCAGATTGATCCCACAGGTTGGAGGTTCAGCTGGTACGCCCCGAATGAGACTCGTAAATGGAATGTCGAGGATCTCTTCATAGACGGAGAATACATCTACATCGGTCCTAAGGATCCTGGCGTAAAGCTCGTCACGATCAAGAAGACACGACCGAAGCTCAACATCAACTGGGAGAAGAAGACCATTTCCTACACCGGGAATGTCGACGAGTTCATTACGTGGGGTGACGATAAATGACATGGGATGATATCTACGAAAGGATGAAGGATGAATTCTCGAGGCAGGAGCGATTCGGCACAAAGTTCTTCATCTTCGAGGATGTGACAGATGATGTGTTTCCTTTGATCAACACATATATCTGCGAGGGTCTTCCAGAGGTCTTCAAAACTAACGGACGACTCGGGATCCGACTTAAGGATGCGAACCGCGACCGAATGATCACCATTCGAGACGAGGGGCACACGTGGTCTTGGACGCCGAGGCAATTGAAGCTCATCCGATACTCTCCCGAGTTCTCGGAAACGACCTCGCTCGACGAGTTCTGTAAGGAGGAGGGTCTCTGATGACGTGGATGGAAGCTCTGAACGCGATGGCCGAACATGCCCGTCGGACATCTAATACGTTCTTCGTGTTCGTCAACAAGACATACTCGGGCGGCATCACAGACACATTCATCTGCCGAGGCTTACCACACTACAAGTTTTCCGACGACGGCGTGGTGATCGCTTTGCGGAATGCCAACAAAGACGAGCGGATCTTCATTTTTGAGGGACCGCCCCACGAGAGCGATTGGACGTGGTATCCTAACAGTCTGGTGTTGCTGCGACGAGACTCTGCGGATCTCCCTCAGAACATTACGCACGAGGAGTTGCTCGAGATTGGAAACACTGCGCTATGAGAAGTGGAATTGGTGGACACTCCTGGAGGCTGACCATATTCGCTCTAAGCGAGAGCCTACGAAACCTCGCAAGTGGGTGTTTCGGATTATGGGAACCGTTGGTGGGGGTGGTGAATGCGACGAACCGATACTTACGAAGAGCGGCTATGTTGCGTTCAAATGCCCCGTCCTCCAATCCTCTATCCTGACCCCTCAGAACAACCCACTTCTCGAGATCGACTATCAAGCGCGTCTTATTCGGCTGCACGAGTACGACAAGGCGCATCCGTGGTACGGTGCAGCAACTCTGGGTAACAGCTCGGTGTATTACAAGAGCTTGTTGTGGCCCACAATCGGGAATATTCCCGACAACATCGCGTAACTACACAGGGAGGGGTTTCAGGTCTAGCACAAGGCTTGGAGCCCCTCCCAACGCGTACTATCCCTTACGAAAGGCACAATCATGAGCGATAAAGAATTCGACCGCTATTTCATCGAGTACAACATGGTCGGACGGTGGATCGGCCACCTCGTCAACCACCCCGACTACTATATCACCAACGACGGTTACGTTATCCGTTACCGCGAGTCCACGGGTGATACATATCTCAGAACGATGCGACCTAAACCGCACGTATCGACTCCGTACTACGTTGTCAACATTGTCGATCAGACAACCAAACGCAACAAGATGTACTACAACCATATTCTTGTATACAAGGCTTGGGTCGGCGACTATGATCGGCATACTCACAATCTCTGGTTCATCGATGGCGATATTCGCAACTGTCATGTTGACAATCTCGAACTCATCACTCACTCGGAAAAAGGTAAGCGCATCGACTATATGAAGCGTGGAATCGACTGGAATGCTATCGTGGATGAGTTCGGAGCACTGGCATGAACATTCCTGGAAGGATTTACAATGCGGCTACGGCAGCATCAGTTAGAAGCCTTGGAGAACCTTGCGAACGGGAAGGTGTTGTGCGGTTCAGTTGGCTCGGGGAAGAGTCTAACGGCGGTGGCGTACTGGTATACGACGATCTGCGGGGGTGGGTTGTTCCCACTGGTACCCAGGAGATCCCACATTCCGTGCTATGTGGTGACAACTGCCAAAAAGAGGAACGATAGAGAATGGGATCTAGAATTCGCAAGAGTGGGAGTTGATCGAAGTGACGAGAACGGAGATGCCCATGTTATCTCGTGGAATGAGATCCACAAGGTGGCGAATGTCACCGGGGCCTTCTTCATATTCGACGAGCAACGGGCAAGCGGATCTGGTAAGTGGGCTAGAGCATTCATCCGAATTGCTAGGAGAAACCGGTGGATCATGCTATCCGCTACTCCTGGAGATGTATGGCTCGACTATATTCCACTGTTTGTCGCAAACGGATTCTATAAGAACCGAACAGAATTCATCCGTCGTCACGTCGTCTTCGATAACTTCGCCAAGTTCCCCCAGGTCCAGCGATATCTCGAGACAGGGGTTCTTGAGAATTACAGAAGACAGATCCTCGTCGACATGCCGGTCGAACGACATACGGTACGAATTCGACGTAGTATTCATGTGAAGCACGACGAGGAGCTATATTCGCGGATCTCGAAGACTCGGTTTGATCCTTGGAAGGATGAGCCTGTTCAGAACGCGGGAGGGTTGTGTTATCTGTTCAGACGGGTCGTCAACGACGATTCTCGGAGATACGCGGCGGTTCTTGATGTGTTGAAGCGCCACCCTCGGGTTGTGATATTCTACAACTTCGATTACGAACTCGAGTGCTTGCGGGATCTTGAGAAGAATGGGTTCTCGGTTTCGGAGTACAACGGCCACCGACATGATCCAGTGCCCAAGAGCGAGTCATGGGTGTATCTCGTGCAGTACACGTCGGGCGCTGAGGGGTGGAACTGTACTACTTCAGACACTATGGTGTTCTACTCACTGAACTATTCTTATAGGGTCATGGAGCAAGCTGAGGGGCGGATCGATCGCCTCAACACGCCGTATTCGAAGTTGTTTTACTATCGGTTGGTCTCGAATTCGCCTATCGATCGGGCGATTCAAGACGCGATTTCTCGGAAGAAGGTGTTCAATGAGCGCGCATTTATAGGACTTTAGTCCCAGATTATTGGACCAAAAAAAGGGGGCAGAGGGGGTCCAGAAAGGGTTCAAAACACATTTTTATGGGGTACTGTCCTCGCGAACAGGGGACAATGACCCACAAAAATCGAAAAATGGACCCTTTTGGACCCTTTTTGGACCCTTTGGGTCATTGCCCCTAAAACGTTGCAATTCCAACGAAAAGTCGGGGTCTTGGACCCTTGGACCCTTTTTTTCTCTATTAATAAGTAAAAAGTAAAAATTAAAAAGTATAGAGAGTAAGGGTTTCGAGGCTCAAAAAGGGTCCAACACGAATTTGTGGGTCATTGTCCTAGCGTGAGATACTTCGCGTATAATGAAGAGAAGGGACAGAATGGGGCAAAACGCCTTATTTTGTCGCATGTCAAATAAACTTGACATATGGGTTTTTGTGTCCTTTCTGCCCATGCGACTGGTGAGGAGCGATCGTGGGGATGGTCCATGTTTTGTGATCCTCTGTTCCTTCTCTACTCGACTTGTTGAAAGGACAAAGCGAATGGCTCGAGAGAGTATATTCCAAAAAGGTTTGATCCGAGAAATCAAACAACGCCTTCCAGGATGCCTAGTTCTTAAGAACGACCCCAATCATATTCAGGGCATCCCCGATCTCACGGTCCTTTACCAAGACCGATGGGCCTTCCTCGAAGTTAAGAAGTCCACTAAAGAGGCACACCAGCCCAACCAAGACTATTACATCAAGAAGGCCAACGCCATATCGTTTGGCGCGTTCATATCCCCGGAGAACAAGGAGCACGTTCTTCATGATCTGGAACTCACACTCAACCCTGGAGGGAGCGCACGCCTTCCTTAGTGCCTCCAAGTATTCTTGGTTGAACTACGACGATGAGAAACTCGTGTCCACGTTTACGACCGCTCAGGCAGCCGCACACGGCACGCGACTTCACGCGCTCGCCGCAGAACATATCCGACTCAAGATGAGGATGCCCCGCAATAAGGTAACATTCAATGCTTATGTGAATGACGCCATCGGATTCAAGATGGACCCCGAGGTCGTCCTCTTCTATTCAGTTAACGCCTTCGGTACTGCGGACGCCATATCCTTCGACGAGAGGAAAGGGTTCCTGCGGATTCACGATCTCAAGACTGGAACGAGTCGCGCCAAGATGGACCAGCTGATGGTCTACGCCGCCCTGTTCTGTCTCGAGTATAACGAGAAGCCGATGAGTCTTGAGTCGGAGCTTCGTATCTACCAAAACGATGATGTGCAGATCTATATTACAAACATGGATGATGTCGCGCACATCATGTCTCGGATTGTCCACTTCGATAAGCTTATCGAGAAAGCTAAGGAGGACGCGTGATATTCTCAATCGAGGATCACGACGACTACCTAGAGCACTACGGTATGCCCCGGAGGTCTGGGAGATATCCGTGGGGATCTGGTAAAGAACCGTATCAATCAGCTCACGGATTTAAGGGTCAGGTCGAGGAACTTCGTAAGCAGGGCCTCTCGCAACCGCAGATCGCTAAGGCGATGGGTATTACGACCACTCAGCTTCGTGCGCATATCACTAACGCCAATGCGGAGTTGAAAGCCGACAAAGTACATCGAGCCCTAACTCTTAAAGAGAAGGGTTTGTCTACATCAGCGATCGGTCGCGAAATGGGACTCAATGAGAGTTCCGTTCGTGAGCTTCTCAAACCCGACGCTCTCGCCCGCAAGGACAAGATCTCAAAGACCGCTGATATTCTTCGCGAGGACGCCGATAACCGTAAGTTCATTGATTACGGCACAGGTGTCGAACTCAACCTCGGAGTGTCTAACGAGCAGCTTAAAGCCGCTGTCGAGATGCTCAAGAACGAGGGCTACGAGACTCACGATGTATATTTGAAGCAGGCAGGTTCGGATCGATACACCAATATTCGAGTCCTATCTCCTCCTGGCACAACTAAATCGGAAGTGGTGAAGAACCTTGATAAGATTCGCACTCCCGGTGTTGTTGTGCGTGACGGCGATATTACTACTGGTATTCGGAAGCCTAGTAACCTCGATTCCAAGAGACTCGAAGTTAAGTACGGGCCAGACGGCGGTAGTGATATGGACGGTGTCATTGAGCTTCGTCGCGGAGTTCGTGATCTGGATTTGGGTAATAGCCATTATGCTCAGGTCCGCATTGCTGTGGATGGAACCCATTATCTAAAGGGCATGGCCATGTATTCCGATGATCTTCCAAAAGGTGTTGATGTTCGTTTCAACACCAATAAGAAGAACACCGGAAACAAGATGGATGCGCTCAAACCGCTTAAATCCGATCCTGATAATCCATTCGGCGCCACCATTAGACGCCAGATGGAGTATATTGGTAAGGACGGAAAGAAGAAGCTGTCCCCGCTTAATCTGGTTAATGATGAAGGATCCTGGGACGACTGGAGTAAGTCTCTGGCATCGCAGTTTCTCTCGAAGCAGAGTCTCGATATGGCTAAGCGCCAGCTTGGGATTACCCGGAAGAAGTTCGACGACGATTTCCAAGAGATCATGTCACTTACCAATCCGGTTATTAAGCGAAAGCTTCTCGAGAAGTTCGCAGAATCGGCAGACTCAGCTTCGGTCCATCTAAAAGCCGCCGCATTACCACGCCAAGCGGCCCAGGTCATTCTTCCGCTTAAGAACATTAAGCCGAATGAGGTCTACGCGCCGAATTTCAAGCACGGCGAGCGTGTTGCATTAGTTCGATATCCTCATGGCGGAACTTTCGAGATCCCCGAGCTTGTTGTGAACAACAAATTCAAGGATGGAATTCGTCTCATTTCGCCAAAAGCGAAGGACGCAATCGGTATTCATCCGTCTGTCGCAGAACGATTGTCGGGAGCCGATTTCGATGGCGATAATGCTGTCGTTATTCCACTCGGTGGAACTACCAAAGTTCGAACTGCTCCTCCGCTTCGTGGTTTGAAGGGCTTCGATCCTAAGACCGCATACCCTGCGGTTCCGGGAATGAAGCGTATGACAAATACGCAGACCGAAATGGGTAAGATCAGTAATCTCATTACCGATATGACCCTCAAGCAGGCTAAGCCGAGCGAATTGGCTAGGGCTGTCCGTCATTCGATGGTTGTTATCGACGCTGAGAAGCACGGATTGAATTATGTTCAGTCTGAAAAAGATAACGGCATTGCTCAACTGAAGCAGAAATACCAGAATGGCGGCGGTGCATCCACACTTATTTCGCTGGCTAAGTCCAAGGCGTACGTCCCCGAGCGGAAACTTCGCCGCGCTTCGGAAGGCGGATCTATAGATCCCAAAACTGGCGAGCTCATTTACAAAGAGACTGGTCGCTATTACGAGAAGCGTCTTAAGAATGGTACTGTTAAACGGGTTTATTATCAAACCGAGACCCGTAAGATGAGTACTGTTAAAGATGCCCATGCGCTATCTTCGGGTACCACTATGGAAGCGCTATATGCCGACCATGCTAATAAGCTCAAAGCCATGGCTAATAGGGCCCGTAAGGAATCTATTAACCAACCATCCATTGTCAAGAAACCTGCTATTGCGGAAACATACGCCCCCGAGGTTTCATCCCTCCGGGCTAAACTAAACACCGCCCTCAAGAATAAACCCCTGGAGAGACAAGCCCAGGCGGTAGCAAAAGGGGTACTTGATGCCAAGCGGGCCTCCAACCCGGACATGGATGCTGACGAAGCAGCGAAGATCGAGTCAATGGCTTTGCGTACTGCGCGCCAAAGACTAGGCGCAGACAAGGCAGGTAGTAGGGTACAACCTACACCACGAGAGTGGGAAGCCATACAGAAGGGCGCTGTCTCCAACCACTTCTTGGAGCAAGTCATCGCTAACGCTGACATCGACTACATCAAACAGCTAGCCACACCAAAGGTTAAGCAAGGTTTGAGTAACGCTCAGATAGCGAGAGCTGAAGCTATGCAGCGTAACGGAGCAACCAACGCTGAGATCGCTGAAGCACTTGGTGTCTCAACATCGACAGTTCGTCGTGCTATTCTTGCATGAACTTAGAAGAAAGGAAGTGAAGAATCAATCATGAGATTGTGTAGACTAACGACTACTGACAATCCTTACGATCCTTTCGATGAGTTCGACAAATGGTACTTGTGGGACACACAGCACGGGTACCACACCTCGGCCTACCTAGGTAGGGTGGCACGGACCTCTGGTGATCTGTCAGAAGTTGATGACAACTTGGCGAACGAGCAAGCAATCGATGAGATTGTGGAGCTGAATCTTGTCGGAATTTACAGAAAAGTTGTGAGAGACGTTTGAGTTTCTGCTATTTCTGCTATTTCGACTCAAGCCGGGGGGACCTCGCAAAAAATGCGGACCCCTGGTCATCGCCCGCCTCCTCATATTTTCCCCGCAGGGATTTTTGAGGGTTGCGTTTTGCATCCGGGCGGTTCGGCCATAGGCTTGACGACTTCCCTGCACCGTTGGGTTTTCTGTGGTGCTCCTCCCCAACGAGTATCTGAGGGCTTGGTACCCCTTCAGAAGGCGGGTAGAAGTCGTCAAGTCTATAGTCGAGCCGCCTGGAATGTTGTATATTCTCCCCCTGGACTAGGAGGTAACTCATTGGGAGGCACCAAGAAGTCTCGGGTTTCAGGAGCAACCACCCCCGAGAAGCAGGAACACATCCTCATCGGACTGGCCTACGAGCTTGCGGAGAAGCAACTTCGGGAGGGAACGGCCTCTCCGATGATTGTTGCGCAGCTTTTGAAGCGAGGAACTCTTCGAGAGGAGTTGGAACTCGCTAAACTTCGCCAGGAGACCGCAGTTCTTAACTCCAAGAAGGCTGTACTCGATTCGAGCACCAATACCGAACAACTGATGACCGAGGCGATCGCAGCCATGAGGTCTTATCAAGGGGTCGAAGATCAGTGAAGCGTACCGTCACCGAGTTGTTCCGACTCAAAACCTTCGAGGATCGTTACGAATATCTAAAACTCGGAGGTTCCGTCGGCGCTAATACTTTCGGTTTCGATCGTTATCTGAATCAACGTTTTTATAGGTCACGAGAGTGGAAGTCAGTCCGCGATCAAGTCATCATTCGAGACAATGGCTGCGATCTCGGAGTCGACGATCGCGAGATCATGGATCGGATCATCATCCATCACATGAATCCTATGGTTGCTTCGGATCTTGAAGATTACAACCCCGACGTCTTAAATCCTGAGTACCTTATCACCACAACACACGCAACCCATAACGCTATACACTATGGGGACCGTCGATTACTAGTAACTCTTCCGCCAGAGCGGAGACCTAACGACACCATCCCATGGAGGTAGTATGGGCGTCCTTAAGGATACCAAACAGGTTTTGGGCGTCGACCGTGACGATCACTCTTTCGATGTCGACATCACGATGCACATCAACTCAGCGTTGATGATCTTACGACAGACCGGCGCACTTCCGGCCGTAAGTAAGATTGTTGACGACTCGACCACTTGGGAGGAGTTATTCCCTCCCGCTAATGGTCTCTGGGCTGTCCAAAGCTATGTGTATCTGCGCTGCCGGATCTGGTTCGATCCTCCTTCCAATTCTTTCGTTCAGACAGCCATCGAGAAGCAGATCAGCGAGCTCGAGTGGCGTCTTAACGTCTACGCAGAAAGCGAGTCAAAATGAGTTTCGATAACACTGATGCCGTTTTGGCTCACCACGGCGTCAAGGGTATGAAGTGGGGTGTTCGCAAACAGCGGGCGACCGTAAGTTCATCCCCTAAACCTAAAGGGCATGACGACTACAATCACGCCCATTCGGACATCGCCAACATGACGCTCTCCAACAAGGAGTTGCAGCGCCGAGTCAATCGTTTGAATCTGGAGAAGCAGTACAACGACCTCACCGCTAAGAAGCAGAGCAAGTATACTAAGAAGCTTGGCGAAAAGTATGCTGAGAACTTTGCCAACATCACTATGAAGATCGCTGGGGCTGCGGCTAGCGCTGCATTTGCCTTTGCGTTCAAGGCAATTCTCGACAAAGCTATTAGTGGTGGTCTCGATGCGTCCACCGCGGATAAGATCCGTAAGGGTGTCGCTGCTGCCGGAAAGGTTCTCAAATGATCTACGATTACCCCGAGGATTTTCTGGCCCACCACGGCGTCAAGGGTATGCGGTGGGGCGTCCGGAAACAGCGAACTCCGGGTGTTAGTCGAAAGACAGATTGGGCGGCTCGCAAGGACGCCAAAGAATTCACCCAAGCCAAAATGTACTACGGTGAGGGCGCGGGCAACCGTCGAAAGATGATCAAGGCCAAGGTCAATCAGCGATCAAAAGATGCCGCTTATAAGAAGGCCTTCGATAACCACGTTTCAAACACCAACTGGGAGAAGCGCGGTCAACAGGCTCGAGGTAAGCGCCGCCGCCAGGACGTCAAGAACTCGGTAGGCAAGACCGCTCGAGGAATTCGAAATCTGGCGACGGGGAACACCCAATATGTTGGCACAGCAGTCCTTGCTGGAGCTGCTGCGTTCAAGGGGGGCACAAATGGCCGGTGTCATACCGCCCACTGCCGACATCGCCAGGAAAGCAGCCAAAGCGGGCCGAACCGGTTATGATGCGGTTGTCAATTCCGGAGCTATGCGTCGAATGATGCATGAGATCAATATATACAACGGTCGTCGAGCGTTTAATAAACAGTTCGGCTAATCTTTAAGAAAGAGAGTCTAATGAGCGCACATTACGACGACGAGATCCTTGTGCATTTCGGTGTCAAGGGTATGCATAAGGGTGTTCGAAGAGTTAAGGGCGATCTAGTCGCTA